TATGCGGTTGAAAATGCTAAGGTTCATGGTTGGGGTGATAACTTCAATATTATTGAACAGAAAGTTCCTGTTGATGAAATATGGTGGGATGGTAACGATATAGCTGAATGGGGCTATGGTCGTGAGGAAGACTATGTTAATGACACAGACTTCGCATATAAGAACACCAAGAACAACCGAAAGTTGCTTGATGCCGTTACCTATGATGATAATGGCAATGTGATTCCTTTGTCTCAGAGATTCAATGAGAATAATGCAGATGTACGCTATTCTTTGAAAGATGAGAAGACTATGTTTGGTATGCACAACATCAGCCTAGACAAGCTTCGCAAGGCTATCAAGCAAGGTGGCTTTGCCGCTCCTTCCATGGGTGTGATTGACTCCAAGAACGGCATATATTCTGGCTATGGAGAGATTACCTTGATACCGAAGGCAGAGAAGATAGCCAAGAGGACAGGAAAGAACATCGGTACTTATGCTGCTGATGCGTGGACTCCTATCTATCCACCTGTAGAGAAAAAGTTTGGTGGAAATGGTAGTGATGTGGCTTACAATGACATAGAGTCCGTACCAAAGGAAATGCAAAGTCTCACAAGAAGTGCCATCAACAGCTTCATGGATGGTCGTGAAGCAAACGGATTGGCTTATCTCTATTTGCATGAGAAAGGAAAAGCTCCTGAGTTGGTTCATGTTGAAGGCAAATATCCAAAGGAACTTCATGATGAGGTGAAGGGTATCTTGGGAAAATTAAATGGTATCTATAATACTACGGATGAGCAAAAGGAGAAACTCCTTGACTTGTTTATTCGTGAGGTGTATGATGGCAATAAGGAAGAGTTTGACAATGACATCAAGAAATTAATCAAGAAAGATGAGGAGTTTATCAAGAAAAGACCTAACTCCAATATTTCCAAGGACAAACAACTTGATGTTGATTGGATGAAGGAACATGGCTATGACTATGGGGCTTTGTCTCGTTTCGTTGATGGCATACTGCGTGACGCTGAGACTTCTGGCAAGGTGAACGAGAATGCAACGATGAAAGCTGCACAACAATACATTCAGGACAATAGTATGAAGGAAGACTTCGATTCATGGAAAGAAAAACTTAATGACCGCTATAATGTGGAGGAGGTTATCTTTGCTGGATATAAGCCAGATGGCAATCGTAAGTATCTGCCTAACACTGTGGAGAATGCTGTGAAGGTAATGAAACAAGATGGCAAGAATGCTTCCGTTGGTTCGGCTTCTTTCAGTCATTTCGTAGCATCCATATTGAAACCTATGGGGACTCTTGACCAAATTCGCAAGAAGAAGGGCAATTTGACTGGCAACTATGAAGACGTTGAGAAGTTCCAAGAAAAATGGCAACCAGTCTATGATGAGTTGGCTGATAAGATGCAACCTGATGCAGAACCATTTGAAAGCTATGGCATGGACAGATTGGAAGAAGCTGCCACACAGAAGAATCCAAAGAAATATGCCAAGGATGAGTATGGTGTGGACTTGACAGACGAGGACATCGACAAGTTGAATGAATTGATTGATGCTGTAAAAAATGAGAAGCCTTCCATCTACTTTGAAACCAAGTTTATGCGCCCATACGGTCTTGACGAGTTTGAGAAGGCTATCGTTCCAAACGATACTCCAAGCGATGTGGTAGATGCCTTGAAGAAGGCTGGCATTGATGTGCATACTTATGATGGGAAGGAAGAACGTGAAAAGGTTACGATGGATGCCATCAATAACTCTGAGGGCATTCGCTTCATGTTTGCAGGTGAGAAGGGAGCTGCTGAGGCTGACAAGGCAGAGGAGCAAACCATCCGCATGGATAACCTGCAAGTAGCAAAAGCGATGGAAAATAATGCTCTAACACCAAAAGTCATAAAGTTTGCAACAGGTTGGGAACGTGGTGCTGATGGAAAATGGAGATATGAAATCCCTGATTTTAAATCAGAGAAGCCAATAACTGTAGATAAAGATATAAATATTGTTCATGTAGGTCCTTATGCTCCTTACAACGAACCTTTGTGTAAGTTGTCTGACCTCATTGATGATAAAGGGCTGTTTGATGCTTATCCATCTCTAAAGAACGTTGATGTTCAGATGGTGGGGAAAACGGATTTGCAAGGAATGTATGATAATCTCCACAATAACATTGCGTTAAGAACGGATATGTTTACCGTGGAGAAGAAATATTCTAAGCCATCTAATTTCAAGGACATCGAGGTTGCTAAAAAGAAATTTATGGATGCGTGTGCTTCCTTTCCTGATGATACAAAAAGTTGGGCGGATGATGCTATAGATCAGTTTGGTGGATATACCGAGGATGAGTTAAAGGCAGATGAACTCTTTAATAAAATAGAGAAAGATATGCCGAAAGTTGCTAAGGTCGTGCGTCTATTAAATGCAATCCCTCTAGAAAAAGGTGTGAAGTTCCTTGGTACACAAATTTCATTGAACGATTATGGTAAAAAGGTTCTTGCACATGAAGTGCAGCATGCAATCCAATATATCGAGGGTTTTGCCAAGGGTGGAAACTCAAATGATGTCCGTAAGAGGATTCAGAAAATCATTGATGAAAACTCTGAGTATGCGGATTATGCCCTACAAAAGATGAAGACATGGGTTGACTTCAAAAAAACAGCATTGAATTTGGGTAAGTTCAAGGGGCTAATCAATAGTGACAATCCTTTCATTAAGGATAAGGCTATTGAGTACTATTGGGATGCCATGAACCTATTGGACAGTGAAGAAAACTCGAAGTTGGTAAATGACTATGACCAACTTAGTGACTTGAATGCCAAGCAAATTGCCGAAACTGGCTATCACGTGGATGAGGCAATCAATGAACTCAACCGTTTGGCAGACGAAGTTTGGAACTCGATTCCGAAGGGGAACAAAGATGCCTTGGGTATCAATAACAAACTGAAAGATGCCTTGAAGAATCTTTCTGATGACGAACTTTATTATAATCTTGCAGGAGAGGTTGAGGCTCGAAACGTTATGTCTCGTATGGGCATGACAGACGAGGAACGAAGAAACTCATTGGCATCTGATACAGAGGATGTGGATAGAGGCGACCAGATTGTCATGGCTGGAGGCGGTGCCAGCTATTCAGTTGTGACTGACCCTAAGACCATCAAGAAACTTGATAATGAGGACACTGTAAAAGTGTATCGTGCCATGCAACTTGGTGATGATGGAAAACTCTATCCACCGATGGCTGCAAAGGTGAAGGGCAAGTTAGTGCAGCCTATCGAACTTGGTAAGTGGGAACAGGCAGACGAGCGACCAGAACTTGCTGACGATAAGGGTATGTTTACCCTAAACAAGGGTAACGGTAAGTCACTAAAGGCTGCTTACAATCCTTACATTCATACTTCTCGTACCCCACTGAATGACCAGTTTAGCGAGGCTCAGAATCGTCCAAACATTGTAACTGTAGAGGTTGAGGTGCCAAAGAGCGAGCTCACCAGTGGTTACAAGGCTGACAAAGCCAAGGATGCTGTGGGTGAAGTCGAGTGGAAGGCAGGTATTATCCAAGGACAGTTGACCGGCAAACGTAAGCTGATTCTCTCTCGTTGGGATAAACCTGTGCGTATCGTGCCTGACAGTGAGGTAGCTGATGTTATTGTGAACGACATGTTTAAGGACAAAAAGGTTATCATGCCTTCCAACGTGGTAACTCCAAGTCTCAGAAAAGAGTTGGAGAAACTTGGCGTTCCTTTTGTCGAGACCGACAACAAGGGTGTTCTTCTTGAAGGGGAACATGCAGGTACTCACTATTCCAAGGTGTATGGCAAGAAAGCAAAGAAGACCAAGGCACGCTTGGGCGACGGCATGAGAAACAATGGCTCTGTTATCGGCAAGGACACACTAGATGTGGTGAAGAATGTAGCCAACACTCTTGGAGGTGCTGAGGCTAACGTTTATGCTTCCGTGAAGAGTGTTCCTGAGGAGTATCGTGCGGACGTGGAACGTGGCGCAAAGGGATGGTACGACCCAAGCAACCACACCGTTCATGTCTATCTCCCTAACTGTGAGGATGCCAACGATGCGCAGCGCACCGTCTTCCATGAGAAGGTGGGACACGAGGGCATGGAGGTGCTTCTAGGTGGTGAGCAAGGTGTGAGAGACTTCGCCAACTTTGTATATAAATCGGTGGATGGTGACACACGTGGCAAAATTCTCGACTTCGCCAACAAGTACGACCCTGAATGGAAGAATGCCGACCGTCTCAACGAGGCAACCCAGGAATACATCGCCCACTTGGCGGAGGATGGCCCTAAGACGGCAAAGGACTTCACCCTTTGGACTAAGATGAAGCACTATCTCATCAAGGCGTTGAAGAAGTTGGGAATCCGTGTTCCTGGTCTTCTCAACGACAAGGACTTGCGCTATTACCTGATGAAGGCAGGGAAGGCTCTTCACGTTTGGGATAACATGTCTAAGGACAAGCAAGATGCCATCATGCGCCAAGCCACAGGCGATGACATCAAGAATGCGCTCAGTGACAAGGGCAGTGGCAAACCACGCATGAAGAAGGGTGAGAGTCCTATCCAATACATGAAGCGTGTGCGTGAGTGGCAGCGGTGGAAGGATGCCCGAGAGGACACCAACGACCCAGAGCCACCTCAGTTCTATGACATAGACAAGGACGTGGAGGGCAAGAAGGAATGGGAACAGCTCAACAAGGACTGGCGTGACCGTCATGGACTTGTCGGCGACGATATGCCTTCGTTGCCAAAACGAGAGGAAGGAGAGAGCGATGAATCCTTCTTCCCACGTTACAAGGAATATGAGAAATGGCAGAACGCCATCAACGACAAGGAAGACCCTATGCCAGACATGTTCGCATGGGAGAAGCAGAAGCAAGTGGAGGCAACCCAACGCTATGAGGATTGGCTGACCCGACATGAGCTGAACGAGCAGGAGACCGCCGACCTAGACCTTTACGAGGGAAAGGTATATCCAGCCGAGACCTCACCAGAGGCGGCAGACCTTGACAAGAGGGTGATGGATGCCATGGCGGAGGTGACGAGTACGGACGTGAGCAAGGAAGGCGCAGCCCGAACCGTGAAACATGCCGTCATCCACCGACGAAAGAACATGGAGGAGGCGAGTGCCGACGATGCCATCTACATCAACGACATCAAGAGACGCATCGAGGGCATGGCAGGAAGCGGTGTCTTCGACAAGCTCTATTCGGAATATAAGGGGAAGTCTTCTAAGGCAGATGCACTCGCTGAGGCTATACCTTATATAATAGAAGCACCGAGAAGAATCCGTGACTTGGCTTTCGACTTGAATAGTACAGGCGTGTTCGCCAAGGGGCACATTCATATCACTCCTAAGGACGTGAGAGACATTCAACCTTACATCGATGATTTCGAGGAATTGATAGGCAGATTCCACTACAAGACGGTGAAGAAGGGCAACGAGGAGAAACTTGTGCCAGAGTACGACGATGTACACGCCGTGAGCGAGCAAGCCAGCAAGATAGCGAACGCCATCAACGAGAACCACAAGTTGGACGTTGGTTTTGTTCCTCTTGACGGCACGGACATTTTATCAGACCAAGTGAAGCCTCTCATAGCCCATACGAGAATCGTGCCTAAGGGAATCGACTACGAGAACCTTTCCGAGGAAATGAAGTCAACGCTTGATGCCATCCACGACTGGTACAACTATACCTACGACTGGTTGAAGGACAACCACACCTTGCGTGAGGACACTGGCTTCACCGCCGACTACGTAAACCACATCTGGGATAAGGAGAAGTCCAATCCCGAGGCATACAAGATGTATGTGGAGAACCGTCAGCGCACGAAAAGCCCGAACGAGAAGCCAAGAACCATCAGTACCTTGATGGAGGGAATCAGTTTAGGACTTGTGCCGAAGACCACCGACATCACCAAGATGATGGCATACTACAGCCGTAGCAACATCGAGGCGTGGGCTAACAAGACCATGCTGCAAGAGGTGAGCGGCTTGAACGTGGTGGAGAGAGACGAGAACGGCGACATCATTTCGAGCGACCCGATTCTTTCTTCCGTCGCACCGTTCAACTTGGAGCAATACAAGTACTTCGAGGTGCCAGGCATCGGTCCTGTTTGGGTGTATAACGTTTCCCCTAAACAAGTGAAGGTGAAGAACCCGATAACTGGCAAGGAGCATGTACTCTTCTCAGAGGCAAGTGCAGGAAATAGATTTGGAGTTGTGTTTGATACCTATCAATCTACTCCGTTCTGGAAGTTTTTTGATACGGCAGCTTCGAGCATGAAGAAGTTGGAGCTTGGTTTCAGTGGATTCCATGCAGGAGCATTGACCGAGGTGTATATGGTGCAGAACATGGTTGAGTATGGACCCAAGAAGGCTCTTGCCAACTTTATGAAGTACATTTTTGTCGATACGATGAAGAATCATCAGTTGCCATGCTTTGCCAATCCGCAGGACTTCCAAGAGGCAGCTACTCACTTGGTGAAGTTTGGAGCGACTAACGACTATGCAGCAGCGGATGTGCAGAACATGTTCGACAATTGGCGTGATTTTGCCCAAAAGTTGCAGCAGAAGTTGGAAGAGCGTGGAAAAATAGGAACGGCAGTAGGTACAGCAACAATTCCTTTCGAAGTAGCCACACAGATGGTTTCTATGCTAAACAAAGGCATGGATGTAGCCTTGTGGGACTTCTTGCACGATGGATTGAAACTTGCAACCTATCGTATGCGTGCGGATAGAACCAAGGAACGTGCAAAAAAATACGGATGGACGGACGAGCAACTGAGTAAAGCCCTGGATGAGGACGGACAGTTTGTAAACGATATGTTTGGAGGTCAGCACTGGGACATCGTTGGAGCAAGTCAGCGAACAATAAGAATTGCAGGAAGATGCCTACTCTCTCCAGATTGGAACAAATCGACAACTAGCCATTTCCTGGCTATTACAGGTTTTGGGTCAGTATGGAACGAGGCGACCTTTGAGAACTTCAAAAACTACTACAAGAATGTGTGGGCAGCAACAAGAGGAAAAGGCAAGCTAACGCCTGACGATTGGGGAAGATTGTCAAGACAACTTTCAGCCTTGCTGTGCTACGGAATCGGTTTCTCCATCTTCTATGAGGTATTTGCCAACGGCATCAATGCAGCCTTCCGTTCCCTGGACGAGGAGAAGGAGCGCAAGAAGGCTGAGGAGCTGAGGAAGACCAACCCTAACTACCGTAGCCCTTACGAACTGGCTTATCCTGATGGCATGAAATGGTATGACTATCTGATGCGAGGAAACAGCCTAGGACAGCAGAGCAAAATCTTTATGGGCAGATATGCGGACGGAACGGAAATGTATATCCGACATGGTAAGCAGTTCCGAGAGGTGCCTGAATATCTCTTCAACCATAAGGGAGAACTAGAGTTCCCTGGCCCTATGGTGCAGCGAATGATAGGCAAGGCGAACCCAATGGTGAGAATGACCTTGGACGATATAAACTATCTGAGCGACTTCCAAGCCAGCCATGCCGACCAAGAGATACAGAGAAAGTATGGCAAGACCATCGGTCTGCTCTACAAGGATGCGCTCTACTGGGCACCGTTCTTGATACCGAGCCAAGAGAACAAGGAGTTCAAGGCGGTTGATTTCTTCTTCCCATCATCAAAGGGATTCAGCAACTGGAAGGCACAGGACTACTTCAAGAACTTCATCCTGAGCGGTGACATGGAAGGCGTGTTCCTTACCTACCAGAGTTGTCAGAGGAATGGACTGGATGCCGAGAAGCAACTTCAAGCGGCTATCTCTAGCATCAAGGCACTTGAATCGAAGGAAATGCAAGATGGTGTAACTTCCTTGCAGATAGCCACCCAACGCTTCAATGAAGCCAAGAGCGTGACCGAAAAACGCAAGATGAGGGAGAAGATGAGAAAGTTCCTCTCTCAAAGTGAGTACAAGGCATTCACTTGGCAAGAGGCGAAGGACATGGTAGATGCTTACCAACAAGGTGAGGACATCAAGGACTTGGCGAAGGCGGATGACAAATATCTGATGGTAGCCGACTCCAAGGATGTGACCGAGGATTGGCGCATTCAGAGCGTCAAGAGCAGCACCAAGCAATATGCCGACCGATTGGCGGAGCTGAGGGAATCGGACCCAGGCAAGGCTCAGTCGTTCCGAGAGACATACGCAAGGATATTCAAGGCTCGCCAAGCCATCAGCCGTGCCACAAGCAAGATGAACCGATTGAAGAAGAAGTTGGGCGGAAAGGAGGACAAGGAGCTGCTGAGACAGATACGTTCGACACGTCAGCAACTCTTGAAGGACTTGAACGGAATGGAGCATGTGAGGAAGTTAGAGTAAGCCCTCATCGCTCCCAGATATAGAAAAAGGCGGCTCGTTTCACAACGGGTCGCCTTTGATAGTTATGTAAAATTCTAACCAAATAAAAAAATAGTAATATCTAAAATAAACTTTGCCTTTTGAAGTATCAGTCGCCGCTTTGAATCATGTCGCCAGTGGTCTTCTTGGTAGGCTTCGCCCACTTGATGTAATCGTCCATGGCGGCATCCATGCGCTGCTGTTCACTCTTCGGGGATTCCTTCTTCTTCTCACCCCACAGGCGTTGGACGATGCGGTCAAGACACCATTGCCAGTCGCCGTCTAGCGTGACCACCTTCGAGCCAGGCATGACGGCAACGTCAGCCTTCGACTCCTTGCCGTCCTCGCCCTTGCTTTCCTCTCCCTTGGAGCGGATGGATGCGAAAGGCACGTCGTTTTCCTTTAGGAACTTCTCCACGTCTTCTTTCTTGTTTTCACAGACAAGGATGGACACGGAGACCTTATGCTTGCTCATGGAGGTCAAGGCTTCCTTCGCCTTCCCCACAAGAGACAGATTGCCCTTGTCATCCTTGGTGATGACGCAGGCTTCATGAACGTCAACTAGTTTACTCATAAAAATACGTATTTAATTAAAGCGGAACAAAAATAGACATAAAAAGTGGAAAAACAACGATAAGTTGCGCAACTTATCACAAGCGAGAGGGCAAAATGCAGTAATTTTACCGAAAAATATTAAGAATATGCCTGATTATCGTCTCATAAATGATATAACCAACTATGCTGAGGCTGGACCCGACTCGCTGAAAGGCGTGAGCACGGCTAGGTTCAAGCAGAGTGAGTCGTGCCTTCGCATCCTGCAATGGGCGTGCCGTTACTTCGATGACATGTCGGAGCTTCGCAAGAAGTGGAAGCGTGCCGATGACTTCATCATGGGAAGACAGTTGGAAGAGCCAGTGGAGTACAATGGAAGGAAAATGCCCTTGCGTAAGTACATGGAGTTGCAGGGTATGCCGATACTGGAGTACGACACGTTGAGCGACAAACTCATTTCCCTTGTCGGCTTGGTACGCCAGCAGCGTTCCACGGCTTCGTGCCGTGCCGTTGACCCGAACGAGGAGCAATATATCTCCTTCTTCAACGAGTACCTACGGCAGAACGACAACAACAACGACCGACAGGAGCGAGACGCACGCCTGTTCTACGCTTTCTGTTGCTTCGGATTGATAGGATTGAAGACCGTCCACGACCGAAGGGATGGCAGGGAGACCATCTTCAACGACGAGGTTGACATATTCAAGCTTGCCATACCGCCGTTCTACAAGTCAGACCTGAGCGACATCGAGTTTATCGCAGAGGCTCACGACCTCACATGGCGGCAGATACTGGAGAAGTTCACCGACGGCAGCGAGAGAGAGAAGAACGAACTCAACTCCATCTACATCCAGACGCAGAGCCATTACGCTCCCGAACAGGGCTATGCCTACACAGGCGAGGCGCAGCTGAGTGGCTTGGAGGACTTCTTGCACTCTTCCATCGTGGGCAAGTACCGTGTCATAGAGGCGTGGACGAAGGAGAGCCGCCAATCCCTATGGGTGCATGACCGTCTGAGCGGTGACGCTGGTTTCAGACCGTTGGCAGACCAAGCGGCGATAGACGCTGAGAACGAGCAGCGCAAACAGGACAACATCATGAAGGACGAGAACGGCTTGCCTGTGCTTGACGAGAACGGCGAGCCAATCACATACGTAGCCCCCGACGAGTTGGAACTGATAGAGTATGAGAAACAGTTGGAGACCTTCTGGTATCGCCGATATGTCACCCCGAACGGTTACTTGCTCGATGCGAGGGAATCACCTTATTATATATTAAGAGGTGGCTATCGTACCTACATCCATCCGTACACCTTCCTAGCCTACCCAGCCTTGCAGGGCGAGGTTCGCAGCTTCGTGATGAGGATGGAGAACAACCAACGCACGCTGAACCACTACATGATGATGGTGAACTTCCTTGTAGCCAACGGCGCAAAGGGCACGATGGTCCTTGACGAAAACGCCATGAGCGAACGCCAGTCCTTCGAGGAAATGCAGGTCAACTACGTGAAGACCAACGGAACGGTCTTATGGAACTCCAAGAACGGAGGCAAGCCGCCTCAGGTATTGGTCAACAAGAGCATACCAGCAGGTGTGGAGTTCATGATAAACTTCGCCAAGCAGATGTCGGGCGAGGGCAGTGGCGTGCAGGGAGCGTTGCAGGGCGTACACCGCAACACCAGCGGAAAGCAATACCAACTTGAAAGAGAGTCCGCATCGACCTCAGTGACCGATTTCGTGGAGAGTTTCAACAGTTTCAAGCTTCGTGAGGCGAAGAAGAAGATTTATCTCATACAGGAGTTCTGTGACGAGCACGACAGCATCCAACTGACAGGCGACAACTTCCGCACGGCGTTCAATCCCGAGACCATGCGAGACATGGACTTGGACGTGGCTATGGACTTGGATTCCTACAGTGCCATCATCAGAGACCAAATCAACGACTTGCTATGGCAGTTGATGTCACAGGGCAAGATAGACGCTTACACCATGCTGACCAACGGAAACTTCCCTGGCACGTACCGCATACGCAAGTACTTGAAGGAGCAGATGGACAAGGCTGAGGCTCTTGCGGCGCAGCAAGCTGCCAATGGTGAAGTTCCGACCGCCAACATGCCACAGCCGTCCGCACAGGGCGCAGCCCACTTGAAGGATTCGGGCGCAAGTCTTAACGGATTGGCGGAGCTTCCATCGGCATCATAGAAAAAAATACTTCTAGTTCAAAAACGATAAAAATTAAGTTTAGGTTATATTAGTTAATAGATTTGTATTAGGTTTTAAGGTAAAAGTCGAAGGCAGGGAGCTGTGAAGCCCTCTGCCTTCTTACGTTTACTTGATGTGGTGCTTGCGTTTGTAGGCACGCAGCTTCTCCATCATGGTGGAGACCTTGAACATATAGAATTTCTGCCACATGCGCAGTTTCTCCTCACGCACGCCGTTGTCCTCGTCGCAGCCTACCGCTCCCCACTTGGACGGCGTGTAGTAGAAGCTGCCCTTCTTGATGTCCTCCACGTTCTTGAAGTAGCGTGAGGCCTTCCACTTGCCTAGTTGAACCAGTCGCCTGTAGGAGAGCAGCCGTTTTCGGTTCGGGTCGTATGTCATGATGGCCCAGTCTTTGTGCGATAAGTCGAAGAGCATGTAGAAGCGTGGAGCACCGCCCTCCTTGTACTTGGCGATGGTCGCCTTCACTCCCTTGCGCCACATCCTTGTGGCACGGAACAACTCGATGCGTGTGATGATGGGCTGATAGAAGGCAATCATAATCTTGCGAAGCCCATTGGAATAAGTCTGTTTCATAATATGCAGTTTTATTGATGAATAATTCAATTGTTTGTCGTTATTTTCAATCTATTGGCGATTATCCCATTCCTGCCAGCTCAGCAACGACAGGTCTCTTGCGGCGAAGTGCCTCACGTTCCTTCTCTTCCTTGCTCTTGAACGGAACAATCTCAGGCACAGGCATGTCCTTCTCCACGTAGAGGGCGATGGCACGTGCCATGACACGGTCATCGTGCTTGCCAGCCACCGCACCGTAGCAATCGTTTTGCTGATAGTAGAGGTAGTAGGTGCATTCGTCGATGGCGGCAGGCTCACGCTCCATATAGCCGCCGTCACGGATGATGCGTGCCATGGTCTTCACCACCGCCACCTTGGTCGCCTTGTTGGTGTTGAATCCCCATTTTTGCTCGATGTTCTTCACCTTCTTCAACTTGGACTGAGAGGCACTGTAAAGGTTGGAGTACAGTGGCAAGAGGATAGGGAAGAACAGTTCGGACTGGTTTCCCTCAGTATTGTTCATGCGAGAGTATGCCGTATTGTTCTCAATCACCAACAGAGCGTCGTTGTAGAAGTGTGCAATCTGTGCGCACCTCATGGCGAGTTGGTCAGCGTCGCAGTGACCGTGCCACTCAGCCACCAACTCAGGCACGCCGCCGTATATCTCATCATATCGATCAAGAACAACGATGTCGGAGAAGTCGGAAGTCTTGTGAGAGCCGCCAATATCGCAAGAGACGATGTAGCGGTGCTTGACAATCTCGCTATTGTCGGGTCCTGACCAAACCTTGAATGGGCCACCCGAGCGTTCCACCAATCTGATGTTGTCCATGCAAGCAGAATCGGCGGCATCGTAGGAATCTCCCTCGATGTCACCCACCATGATAGGCTCAACGCCCTTGCAGTCCTCCTCCATCTCCTTTAACTTGTATGGGTCGAAGACGGTAGTGCCCGAGAACAGGAAGGCTTCCACATCGTCGGAAGGGTACTCTTGGCGCATATCGTCCAATGACTCGTATTCCTTGGACTTCTCGATGTACCAATGGATGCCTTCCAATGTAGCCCCCTTGATGTCGAAGAGCCACCAGAAGTATTTGCCGTGGAATTGCTCGTCCTCACGATTCTCCCAAAGCCAGATGGCGAAGTTCGCCTTCTCGTCCTCGCTCTTGAAGGGAAGGGTGTATTTCTCAATCTCGAACCAAGCCACGAAGACAGGGGTAAACGCCGACATGCGCTTGCCGTCCTTGTCGAAGGAGTTTGCCTTCACCCAAGCGTCGTGGAACTCGTTCTCACGTCCGTTAGGCGTTGACTCACGCACGATGAAGGTGAGCGGGTCCGTCTGGATGGAAGACGCAGCCGCCTTGATTACCTTGGCAGGAGTCCATTCCGTTGTGTTCGGGAAGAACGCCTCCTCCGTGATGTGAGCCATGGCAGCGTCGCCCGAGCGACACGACTCTGGGTTTCGTGCAGAGCCAGTCTGTATCTTGCAGTCACGTGGAAGGAGATACTTGATGTTTTGGATGGTGCCCGATGTCTTCAACTTGCGAGCGTCGTTCTTGAAAGGCTGACCGATGTCGTAGAAGAGCCACATAGGGATGGCGTTTATCAGTTTCTCGTACATGTCGAACACCTGTGTGGCGGACGAAGACTGGTGACCGATGATGTTGGAGTTCCAGTTGGTCTTCCAGAATATCTGAATCCACGACATGTAGATGTCTGTAGCGGTAGAGCCACCCCACTGGCGGCACTTCAACAGAATCACTCGTATGTGATGGAACTCGCCGTGAAGCCGCATTTCCTCAAACACCTTGACGAGCTTGACCTGTGCAGGTCGCAGCAGGAAAGGAATGTCCTTGCCACCGTCCTTGTTCTTGATTCGGGCGTAGGCGTATGCGAAGAAATAGAAGTCGTGCTTGCAGCGCAGCCTGATGATGTAGCGGAAGACAGCGTCACGTGCCTTCTCAGCATCTTGGCTTGGCAGGAACTTCTGGCAGAACTTGTCGATGGAGCCGCAGTTGACGATGGCGCAGAATTTCTTGGACTTTAGCATCTCCACAGGCAACCATAGCTTCTTACCGTCGAGGAAGTCGGAAATCGTACACTCGAACCGAAGGCCAGGGGCGTTCTCTCCAGTGATAGGACGGTAGGTAGCGAAGAGACTTCTCAATCTCTCCGTACTCTCGTCAAGTATCTCCCTTAGCTTTTTCTCAGAGATGCTTGGCTGAGGCTTGACCTTCAATGAAGACTTTGCTACAGACACGATGCTATATCTTTAGGTTGTTGGCGTGATGGATGAAACTCTCCACCTTGGCGTAGAGAAAACCGAAGGCGAAGAGGACGAGGTGGTAAGTGCCAGCTATGTGCGGCAGGACGCAGCCGATGGCAAGGAGCACGACCATCTGCCAGAAGGCAAGACGCTTGTACCTGTAGAGCCATGGCGAGGTAATCCCCATGAAGAATGAAATTATGACGGACGCACCCAAGACTGGCAGCGATGGGTAATATAGGAAGGAGAGCACGACCGAGCCTAGCCATGAGGCAATGACACGGTGGGGCTTGAACTGGTGGTGAAGCATGAGGATGCACCATGAGTTGACCGCCCAATGGATGAAGCCAGCGTGCCCGAACATATAGACGAGGTGGGTGTATGTCGGTGTGGTCGGCGATACCGCCAACTTGTCGTGCAACGGAATGGCGAGAGCCATCAAGGCGATGAGGAGTATGGTAATATATAATGTACGCATGTGGATGATTTTTTATTTGGCGAGAATGAGCTTGCCCTTGCTCTTGTTGAGGTGGGCGGAAATCTTTTGTCTAATGGAGCGGCAGGAGAGACCCAGACAGGGCGCAGGTCGCAGCAACGCAATGTCAACGAGTTGGCTGATGCACTTCCGTTGGTTTCCGTCCATCTGCCTCACTTTGAGGAAGTCCGTGTAGAAGGCTTCGTATAGCATCCGTTTCTTCTCGAACGCCGCCCCGAACTTGGGAATCTTTCCTTTGAGTCGGTTGGAGACGTACCTAGCCGCCGACGTGTCGGATATGTAGTAGCAGGACGTGGGCAGCGAGGCGACAATCTCGCACAGCTTGACCGAGGTGGTGGGGTATGTAGCCACCTCCCTTGCCTTCCGATAGAGCCGAAGCATCTCGCGGTCTCTCTCCAGGTTGATTTGCGATATGGAGTTTAGGTGTTTCATCATGGCAAAGTTAATACAGCGAGTTGCGCAAAATATCAAAAAGTAATGCGAAATTTTCTTTAATTTTACCGCAAATTATTAATGTATATGTGCTATGGCAAAGGAAACGACTGAAAATCAAAACGTTAAATCGAAGAGAGACGCTTTCAGGGAGCGTTTTTCAAAGCGTTATCCCAACATCAACATGGATGATGAGGATGCCGTTTATGGTCAGTTTTCGACCGATTACGACCAGTTTGACCAGAATAACCAAAGGATGGATGACTTCAACAACATGTTGAGGGATTTTCCGCAAGCACCCGGTCTTATCACTGGCATGTCAACCCGAAAGAACCCCGACGGAAGCGAGTTCAGTTTCACCGACTATCTGATAGACAACCTAGGGCAGGACTTCATCGATGCCATCAATGGCGACGATGAGGCTAGGGCACGCTTGAAGAAGAAGGAGAAGGACGAGGTGGAGGCTAGCGAGAAACTAGCCAAGAGCAACGAGGAGCTTGCCGCAGCCATGGACAAGGAGGATGCCGAGCTGGAAGCCTTCATCAAGGAGGCAAAGATTAAGCCCGAGGACATCAAGCCGATGATAGAATGGATGTATGGTCACGAGGAAGGCAAGGAGGGCTTCATCTGGCGTGCCGCCAAGTACCAGCTCACCAAGGATGACTTCAAGCGTCTGATGCAAATCAAGGACTTCGACAAGGCGGTTGCCGATGCCGAGGACAAGGGCTACAAGCGTGGTCGCAACGAGAAGATAGACCAGCAGAAGAAACTCCATGACGGTACGAAGGGCGGCAAGAACGTGAGCGTGAGCGGTGGAGGCGGTCCAGCCTCGTTGCCACGTGAGAAGTCTGATACGGAACTTGCCTACGAGCGCATGAGAGGAATGTGACGATAAGTTTTTAAGTTTAATCAATAACAAATTTTCAAAAGTATGAAAAAGTTAAAGAAATGGTTTGGTTTCATGATGGCGATTCTCGTCATGATTCTGAGTGGTGGCAGCATGTATGCCATGGCTGAGACACCTCCAGCCTCGCCTGGTGACGGTGGCACAACTGGACCTGTGGAGGGTCCTGGCATCGGTGGAACAGGCATGAAGACCGAGGCTGGTTCTCGCCAAGCACAGGAGGAGATGGGTAACTTCGACTACTACATGGCGTATGTGAATCCGTCCATCGTGGAGTTGAAACTCGAGAGTTGCCCTATCGACCAGATTTTGCGTGCCGCCAAGAAGGTCACGCCAGTCGATTCCATCCGTGTGGAGTTCTACAGCATCGGCCAGCGTCCAATCAAGTCAACCTTGGAGGAGGACTTAGCCGAGAGCAGCAAGGGTACGACCGTGACCTTGAAGGTGGTGAACAGCACGGCGTTCGACGTTGGCGACATCATCATGGTGGATGGCGTGATGGGCTATAACGACGATGGTACAACCCGAAGCACCATGGTTCCTTTGCAGTTGCGTGTCATTGACAGCGATGTCGATAACAACCCTATCTGCTATGCCTTGAACGGCAAGAAGAACACCAGCAAGGGCAACCGCTATGACATCCCAGCCATCAAGAAGGGCACGACCCTCCTTCGATTGGGAAGAGCGGCAGGTGAGAAAGAGGTGGAGACAGGTTCTTACTACACCATGCCCGACAAGTCTTGGCAGTATTGCCAGCGTTTCATCATGATGGTGGAGCAGTCCATCATCGACCGTATGAGCAAGACACAAGTGCAGTGGACGTTCACACGTCAGGAGAAGATGGCGATGGACGATATGCGCTACGGTCAGGAGCGAAGCGGCTTGTTCGGTTATCGCAGCGTATCTACTCCAAACAAGGAGATTGGTGCGGTCTATACGATGGGCGGCATCTACTGGATGGCAGGTAAGGACATTACCGTGGGCCATTGGCAGCCTAAGATGGAGATTGACGAGAACGGCAACAAGATTCCTGTGACGGCGAAAGTCTCTAACGGAAGTGGTGGAACTGTAGAAAAGAAGGTGTATGAGTACGTCATTTCAGAGAAGGACTTGACCCGATTCATTTCAGCCATCTTGAAGGACGCAGGTAACTCCAGCCGTACCAAGTTGCTCTTCGTTGACAACCTCATTTACCAAGCTTTCGCAAACCTTCGCTCAACGAGACGTGTCATCACCGAGACCGAGAAGGACTACCAAGGATGGAAGCTCGACTTCGAGACCTTCACTTCCATGGGCACCAAGATTCTCATCTACCGTCACGACTCCTTCAACATGTGGGGCATGGACGGACGTGCCTTCTGCTTGGACGAGCGTTATCTTGACAAGTACGTCTTCGGTGCTTGGAGTCGCAAGGAGTACAACTTGAAGGACTTGCTCATTCGCAACTCGAACGGTGTGGTCATGGAGGAATACAGTTGTTGGGTACTTACCTATCCGAACGCCCATGCCCGTGTGTCACGCCCTGTGTTTGACAATGCCGACGCAGTGACCGACGAGGAGATTGCGGCTTAACGGTGCACTGATAGTTTTCTAGATATATGAACCAAGGGGATAGCAGAGCCGAAAGGTGACACTATCTCCTTACCATAAACACCATGACATATATGAATTACGAGTTTGTTGCCCACAGTATGCTCATCTTCACGGTGACGCTTGCCAGCGGACTGGTGAAGGACATCGAGTTTGACGAGACAGGCAAGGGCGTGTATGGTTTCCAGACCTCGCAGAAGGAGGTGGCTGAGGCTATCCGCCGCCATCCCCTCGTAAGGAGCGGACGAATCATAGACAAGAGCCAACCCGAGGAAGAGCAGGTAGCCAAGGCGGTGGAGAAGAAGAAACAGGACAGGAACGTACTTCGCTTCGACAACATCACCAAGGCGAAGAACTACCTTGCCAAGACCTTCGGCGTAGATACACGCAAGTTGAAGAGTCCGCAGAGCGTGAAGGACGAGGCGAGCAAGAATGGCATCGAGATAGATTTCTAACATTTAAAGCATATGATATGGAAGCATTGATGAGCGACCTTGTGAAAGAGATGCGTATTGCCATGGATGAAGTGTTACATGATGATGTGAATGACATCATTTCAGATGATTCCGATGTTGAAATGAAACAAGCGATAGAGACGGCAGCACAACAGTTGTTGTTGCAAGCTCCTCTACAGATGCTTGTGCCACATAGGGTAAAGGTGTCATTGAGTGAAGGGGTACAAGATTACGATGCCATTCAGACTCAATATACTGATGGGCATGGTGAACTTGTCATTCCCGATGACTGGCTGAGGCTAGTTGAACTTAGACTGAAAAGTTGGCAAAACTCACTTAGGACATTAATGAGTCCTGATAGCAAGGAAGCTTATATGCAAGCAAGCAGGTGGACTAGGGGAACTCCCCAAAAACCAAAAGGCATGATAACGATGTCTCCACAGGGAAATCGAGTGCTGACATATTGGACTGCTGGTAAATACGAGCCAAATCATGCACCACAAGGCAAGGTGTACGACCATGAGATTGAGGTCTTTACATATATACCTTATCAAAAGGTTGTTGATGTGTTTTCTACTGACGAGAAGAATGACAAACCTATTTATATAGGAACGGCTTTAGACCTTGCTCTCATTGATGAATGTCGCAAGTATCTTGTTTATCGAGCTGTTTCCATTTATTTGGCGAGCAAAAAGGAAGAAGATTTAGCTGACAGATTTAATCAATTATCTCAATTTTAACGTATATGGCAAATGATATAGACAAGAATAGCGAGCACTATAAGGGCACGTTCGGAAACATCTATGAGGTGAACAAAAAGTTCCCAACAGGTGGTGTTGAAGGTGACTTTGTGGAAATTAACGGTTGGGCGCATTATTGGAATGCAGACCGAGGTACATGGTGTGTGAATGCCAGACGTGACTCCTATTGGGATGAGGTTATTGCTGGTATCGTAGAAAAATTTAACGCCTTCGGTGGCTCGTATTTTGGATTGGCACATCCTGATACTGTTCCTAGCACAGCTTGCGATAGAATGTTTTACTTTGCCACGGAAAATGGTACTTACGTAAATTTCGGAAGCATCCTGATTCCATGGGGAATCAGTGTGTTGTACACGGAAGACGGAAAGTTATGGAGAAGCCATATACTTTTGGAAGTGGCACAGGAGTTTGGAGAAAATCTAAACAAGGTCATTAGCCAGAAAATTTTGACTTCTGAACTCAATAAAAAAGCCAACGAGGAGGATGTTAAAGAAGAACTTAATAAGAAAGTCAATAAGACAGACCAACTAGAGACCAACCAGATAAAGAATGGTGCTATTACTTCTGAGAAAATTGCTGATGGCAGTATCACCAATATCAAGTTGGCAGACAATTCGGTAACTACGGAAAAGATAGCCGACAAGTCCGTTACCAATATCAAGTTGGCAGACAATTCGGTAACTACGGAAAAGATAGCCGACAAGTCCGTTACCAAGGAGAAGTTGGCAGACAATTCGGTAACTACGGAAAAGATAGCCGACAAGTCCGTTACCAAGGAGAAGTTGGCGGATGGTTCTGTCTCTATGGATAAGTTTTCCCCCGAAGTTAAGGATGAGCTGGTAGAAGACTTGACGGAAGACTTCGTTCCACGTTCTGGTGGTGTGGTGACAGGTGACTTGGAGGCTCAGAGGCTCATCAAGACTGGTGGAAAGGATTATGAGTTACTTGAAGCAGACGGAAGCGTAGCCCTTCCCATCACGGACGAAGAACTAGACGAGATAGCCAAGACTGAGCCTTGCTGCGTTCCTATTGCGGACGAGGTAATAGCTTCCATCTTGGATGGCACTTACACAGGCGGTGGCGAGATAGAGCCTTGTACTTGTGGGTGTGTGCCCATCACGGAAGACGATATAGATAATATTTTTAACAATACCAATAATTAATTTAAATTTTATTCATTATGGCAAAGTATTTAGATTCGAAGGGTGTCACCCTCTTGTGGAAAAAGGTCAAGGCTGAGGACGCAAAGCGCATATCAGCAACGGAGAAGGGTGCTAAGAACGGTGTGGCTACACTTGATGCAAGTGGCTTTATCCCATTGGCACAGCTTGGCAACCTTGACACAACGGTTGCGGAGGTGGTCATGTCTCTTCCTACCTCTGGCATCAAGAAACATATCTACATGATTCCGTCCGATGAGACAAGCGACAAGAACATCTACAAGGAGTATGTATATACTGGCGATGTTTCCGCTGCCTATGACGAGAGTAAGTGGGAGCAACTGGGCGAATACAAGGGTAGCATAGACCTCTCAGACTATGCCAAGAAGACCGATGCCGTCAGTGCTATCGGCACACCTACGACCACAGCGACAAACGTAAGCATCCCTTACACCAAGGCAGACGGCACACAAGGAACGGCAGTTCTCCTTCCTACTGCCACAACAACAGCCGCAGGTCTCATGTCGGCTGCAGACAAGACCAAGCTCAACGGTCTCAGCAACTATACTCTTCCAAAGGCTACCACCACGGTACTTGGTGGTATTATGCTCGGTTATTCCGCAACAGGCAAGAACTATCCTGTGGATGTCGATGCAAACGGCAAGGCATACGTCAATGTTCCTTGGGAGAACACCACCTACCAAGTGGCTTCATCCTCTGTTGACGGCTTGATGTCAAAGGAAGACAAGTCTAAGCTTGACGCAGTGGCTGAGAGTGCTACGGCAGACAGTGCAATGTCAGACGAGGACATCGAGGCTGCTATCGCAGACGCATAAAACAAATTGTTTCATTTGTCCTCCTCTTTGCAACATAAGGGGAGGATTTATTTTAAAATTTGAAGATTATGAGTAAATTTTTAGATGCGGCAGGACTTACCAAGGTAGTGAAAACGTTGAAGAAATGGTGTAATGAGAAATTCCTTCTTTCATCGTTGTTGAGCAAAGGAAGTGGAGACAATAGCTTGCAGATGAATAGCTGCAATGCAAAAGGAGTAGGTTCTTTTGCAGAAGGTTTGTTTAGTAATGCAAATGGTGACTATTCTCATGCTGAGGGTATTAATAGTAATGCAAATGGCAACTGCTCACATTCCGAGGGTGAAAACACTTCTGCAAGTGGAAATTCTTCACATTCAGAAGGTGCTGATACTATAGCAAATGGTTTTGCCTCACATGCACAAGGGGCTTACAACAAACCTTCAAAACATACGATTCATCAAATTGGTATAGGAAGTGGTGGCTATAGTAGAAAAAACGCTGAGGAAATCTATTGTAATCTATCGGGCGATTCTGTGGTGGATAATGAAAATAACGGCTGCAAATACCTTATTGGTCTTGGTGGATATGATGGCACTAATCTTTTTACAGACAGTAATGGTACGCAACTAAATAAAAAAGTGAAGTCAGTGCAAGAAGTCATTAAGACCATACAAGAAAATATAGACAAGTTTCCTTTTGATTATGTTCAATTTGATGAAGAAAACATAAAACTTTATTTGACAACTTCACTTGACCTTGATGGCAATGATTTTTCATGTGTAGATATTTATGCCTCTCGTATCATCAAGAATGATGGCACATCCAATCAGTTGCTTGTGGCAGACGGCTCTGTTCTTAACGCAAACACCCTTGCCAGGAAGATAGATACTATAGAATATATGGAATTTAAAGTAGGTGCGGATAGTGGTGCTATGAATATATATAAAGTATCACAACCTAAACCTTATGTAGTATTTTTTGATGGTGCTACTACATCAAGTGCTGGTCTTATGACAGCATCCGATAAAACCAAACTTAACAGTACTGCAACGAAACCGATGGTTTGTAACGGAAGCCTTCCTGCGGACATAGGGCATTACAGCCACCTTGTCGTTATCAACACTGGAGGCGGTCATGGAGACATAAACCTAAGTGGTGGTACATACGAAGACGGAGACATCGTGGAAGTGCTACCGCTTGGCAGCGGATGTAGTGCTTCTTTCAGTGGTTACATTTTCTACGGATCAGAGCAAAAGCACAGTGTCGGTATTTCAAGCAGCGTTGGCAGTGCGAGGTTTATCTACTATAATGGTGCTTTCTATTGTACCAATAGTGTTCAGGAAGGCTCGGGTGGTTTTAGTATAGTATGACGATGCTAGGTTCACACAACTCCCTTACATACCTAAGACCAAGGAAGTGGTGGCAAGTGCCCTTTCACTTCATGGCTAGGTGCCAGGGAGTAAACTATATGGAGCAATACGAGAAATACGGAGTGAGACTCTTCGACCTAAGGGTATGGCTTGATGACAACCTCAATATTGAAGTCAGGCATGGCTTGATGGCGTTCAAGTCAAGCATAACTTTCGTGGTGGATTTCTTGCAGTATCTCAATGGCAAGGGGGATTGTTATGTGAGGATAATCCTAGAGGAGGACAATTTCACCAAGAAAGACAAGCAGGTAATGTTGAAGGAGGAACAGTTTAAAAATCTCTGTGGCATCTGGGAGTGCCATTTTCAACGCATTCGTTTCTTTGGTGGCAACAGAAAGTATGATTGGAAAGTTCTCTATCATTTCAAGGGTGCAGAGCCAACCCTCGATGATAAGTATTCATCTACCACTTCCCTCTTCAAGTCTGACAGCCGTTTCTTGGCAGTCCTTGATGACTTGTTTCCTTGGCTGTATGCTAGGTTGAACAATAAGAGGAACTTCCGAAAGGGTACGGATAAGGATTGCTTGTTTGTGGACTTCATAGACATAAGGTAAGCATATTGTTAGTTAACTTTCAAATTTTCTAAAAAACAACAGTATGAAAGATTGGACTGGAAACAAAAAGAGTATGTTCGTGACCTTGGGGGCATCCAACCACACGGACAAGGAGCGTGAGAGCAACGACTTTTATGCTACCGACCCTATGGCAATAGACAAGTTGGTTGGTGTCATGTCTCTTCCTAGTAAGATATGGGAGTGTGCTTGTGGTTTGGGGCATTTGTCTGAGGAATTGAAGTCCTTTGGGTTTAAAGTGGTCTCTACCGACTTGGTAGATAGAGGCTACGGTGATGTTGTTGATTTTCTTCAAACAAAAGATATACCAGAAGGATGTACTTGCATCCTTACCAATCCGCCATACAAGTATGCCCTGGACTTCATCAAGCATAGTCTAGACCTTCTTCCAGAAAATGGTCTTTGCATCATGTTTCTAAAGACCACCTTTTTGGAAGGACAGAAGAGATATGATGAGCTGTTCAGCAAGAATCCGCCTCATTATGTTCTGCAATTTTCCAGAAGGGTGCTCTGTGCGAAGAACGGAGAGTTTCAGAGGATGAAGGATGGTGGAGGAAGCGCAGTAAGTTATGCGTGGTTTGTATGGAAGAAGGGGTATCAAGGTAATACCGTTATTAAGTGGATATGATGGAAAGAATATGAGGTGATGGTGGATTTTGTTTCATTGTCACCTCTTAGTATATGTGCTTTGTCTGTGATTTTACTTTCAGATTGTAAGAATAACCAAAATTTACCCCCCCCATTTTGTGATAAATTGTAACTGTTAGTATAGTTTAACGCTATAATTTTGCAGAATACTTGCATGATAATGAATAATTTTGTACGTTTGCGTCATTCGTAATAATAACATTGTATAAGTTAAACATGAAGAACAGTAATGAAAAAAGATGACGAAAAAGAAATCAAGACCGCATTGCATCGCATAATGAGCTTTGGCGGTCGGAGAAAGAGAGTTGAAAACTCTTTGTGGAAAGCCAAGTGGTTGCCAGTTATAGTCATGTTGGTAAGATGGTATGGCACGTTTGACTTTTATTCAAACCCTAGGGAGATATTCATGGACTACCGTGAGAATGAGTTTTGCGTGATGTGGTTCTACACCATCGCCTACATTTTCTTACCCTATTACATGTGGGATAAGGCGGTCACCCATGAGCTTTGTTTCCGATGGAAGATACCTATGGTGTATCTTTTCTCACTTAACGTGGAGCATCTTTTCTATGACTCCATCATTATCACCATGGATATGGTTTATTTCGATTTCATCCTCATTGGTCTAACCTTATTATTGTATGTCTATGTTGGAATCAAGCGAATATAGGATAGTGGCAGCGAGCCTTCGGACTTTGGCAGACCAAGCCGAGGCAGAGGCTAACGCCATAGACAATGGCGAGCCACGTAGTTGTGGAATCAAGGGCGTTGACATGGAATTGATGGTGTTGCAACTAGCCATGTTGAACGATGGAACAATCAACAAGGGCATGGTGGCTGAGATATTAGGCAAGTCTCCTCGCATGGTGGAGAAATATGTGGCAGACGGAACGATACCGCAAGGCATGGAGGAGAAGCATGGGCATGCCCAGCGTTGGAATCGTGCCTTGATAGAGTATATCGCCAACAAGAAGCGATTCTTTCGCAAGCAAGCGAAGAAATATGGCTTGTTGTAAGGAGAAATAAATGCAGGATAGGGGAAGTTCTTGGTGGGCTTCCCTTATATTTTGTAGTTGAGGCTTTTGGCTTCGCCGTTTAACGAAATCGTTAGGTTCTGATAATCTGTGAGTTAAACAATCTTTGGGTAAGTTATCATCATGTTGCTATTTATTCCTTAATTTTGCCGTCGTAATCGGTTACATGTGTGTTATCATTATTGTTTAACTTTTTATTCTTTAGGAATTATGGCAGAAGAAGTAATCAAGACCACTTCCTGTTGCAATGACGCAATGATGGGTGGTATGCTAGGAGCGATGGCAAATCGCAACAACAATGACCCTTTGGCATTGATGGCGGCTATGCGTGACCGTGACGATGCCGACATGTGGAACAATCCATTTGCCTACATGATGATGATGGGCGTGATGAAATGGATGTACGGTGACAACTGGAACAACCGTGACAACGGCGCAGACGTTCAACGTGCGGAGATTCAGAGCCAGATAGAGAGCCTTCGCAACCAGATGGCTGACAACCAGAACAGTAACTTGTTGATGGGTGCCATCCAAGGCAACGGCAACGACTTGAAGATGCTTGCCAGCAACTTGAACTGTGACTTCAACGCCTTGCAGACTTCCGTCTGTGGCATCCAAGCTGCAATTCAGCAGGTAGGCGGTCAGGTAGGGTTCAGCGCAGAACGTGTCATCAACGCCGTGGAGCGTGGTAACTTGAACCTCATTCAGAACATGAAGGACTGTTGCTGCCAAACGCAACAGAACATTATCAAGATGGGGTACGAGAACCAGCTAGGGCAGAAGGACATCATCAACAACATGCAGCGAGGCTTCGACTTCAACAATAGAAGTGTCGAGAGAGCGGCATCGAGTCTTGGCTATCAGATGAGCACCGACAAGTGTGACATCATCCGTGCAGGTGAGAATAACGCACAGCGAATCATCGATACCTTGAACGGTCATTGGAGACAGGAGCAAGCCGACGAGATTCAGGACTTGAAGTTTAAGAACTCCCAGTTGCAGCAGAACCTTTTCATGTACAACCTCTATAACGGCGGTTGTGGATGTGGCGCAGCCATGGGAGGCGGTTATCAGTAATGTCGTATGAAACAGAAGCGTAGTATGAACAAAATATCTCCAGTAGGTTTGTCTGCTACAGCGCTGGTAGCAAACCAAGTTTCAGTTTTGGCGACTTTCAGCGAGAGACTTTGCCGACCATTCTGTGTGACATCGACCGTACAACCTCAGGCGACCATCACGTACAGGTATGAGACCCCTTATTTAAACGGAACGACCGTGTTTGTTCCAATCGTGGCGACCATATCCATCATAACGCCAACAAGCGTGCGCAACGTGACGAGGGCGCAACCGATGATTTACTCAGAGCGGTTCGTGGCGGCTTTCCAAGGTCAGACGGCACTTCCTACGGCGGTGACAATCACCAGTGTCGGCAGGATGCAACAGGCGAACGATGTGGTGTGTGGCAAGGCACGTGTGCTTGACATACACGATTCCCTAACAGTAGCATTGACTACAGCTTAGTATCGAACATAGGGGGAAATGGTGGTGTTGAGGCTACCGTTTCCCTCGCCGAATCACAACTTAAAAATAGAAGACTATGTTATTCAAGGACTTGAAGAGCGGTTTCCCTGTCCATCTGTTTGATAGGGCGACCCGACAATATAAGCAGGGCAAGGTGATGAGCGTAAGCCCACCTCACCCCGACATGGACACCACCAAGAAGCCTAGCATGATGCCACCCATGCCAGGGATGCCGAACTACAACAAGTTGTATGTAGATGTTTGCGTACAGACGGAGGACGGCAACCAAAACACCTACTTGGTCGTAGATACGGAGCAATCGGCGTACCACAACACCTTGGTCATCTCCTGTAGCAAGGAGAACATCATCAATGAGGTGAACGCATTAAAGACGCAGGCTGAGGATGTGCTTGGCAAGGTGCCAGAGTTTGAGAAGACCGTGGAGGACTGCAACAAACTGTTGGAAACGCTCGACACCTCGTTTCGTGAGCAACAGGCAACCGACAAGAGATTGTCGAAGTTGGAGGAGGGAATGGCAGAGCTCCTCAAATTTGTCAAATCAAAAACGTAAGACTATGAACTTATTGGAGCTAATCAAGAAATACCAAGCCGACGCAACGGACGAACAGATGTTGGCCGTGACCAAGATAATCGGCGAGTTTGTGGCCATGCACGCCACGGAGGATGAATTGCTAAAGCTGTACAAGGACATTTACGGAGTGGTCGGTAACGGACACTTCAACGACTACTTCGCCGAGGCTCAAATCAAGAACATGCGGTTTGAGGACGAGAAGGGAACGGAGCACCATGCGCCGTACTTCACCGATGCAAGGACATTGGAGATATACGAGACCGTGAAGGACGAGGTGCGCCCATACAACCAACATGACTTCGCCGTGGTACTGAACATGGTCTATAGCGACAACCACAACTTGCTAGTGAAGTGGTTCCCTGATGCCAGCGAGGAACAGATGCTTGACAAGGTGGTCGATATGGCGGTCAGTTGGCTCAACGACGAGGACAACCCATACGGCACATGCAAGGCGTGGGGCTACTTCAATCACAAGTGAGATTACCATAACACCTAAAGGACAGAATAAGAAGACTATCGAATGGGAACGCAGCCGTGAGAAGGGCTTGCGTTCCCTTTTTCGTCATGAGTTGCGCAAATTATCACAAATGGGAGGGGATAATCCACTATATTTGCATTGTGACCACAACGGAGTGGGCACGTAACAAAGCAAGAAGGTATGAATGATATTCGTAGTTATGTCGTAATGGCGGTTGGGGCGGTGCTTGCCATGCTAAGTCCCATCATGGATTTTATCTTTGCCATGCTGTTGCTCCTGTGGCTGAATTTTATCTTCGGACTGGTGGCGGCACGGCTCAATGGCGAGAAGTGGGATTGGAAGAAGGCAGGGATGTGCTTCATCTTTGCCGCCGTGTTCTTCGTGATAGTGGTGAGCATCTTTGTTATAGGCAAGTGGCTGCACTGTGACGATAGGGCGGTGAGTGCCGTGCAATATGTATGTTGGGCTACCACGTACTTTTTCGGCACGAACATCTTGCGGAACTGGCGCAACATATTGAAGCAAGACTCCACATGGTACAAGTTGGTTGACTTCCTGTATTACATCTTGTCGGCGAAGTTCATAGAGGACATCCCATATTTCAAGAGTTACCAGGAGTACAAGGAAAAGAACTTAAAATCAGAAGACCATGACGATAACTAAGGAACAACTCATCAGGATCATGCCCCATGCGAAGAGCAGGGCAGACCAATACATCAATTACATCAATGGCTATGCCAAGGACTTCGGTATCACCACGCCTTTGCGCATGGCTCACTATCTTGCCCAGATAGCCCATGAGAGTGGCGAGCTGAGATATACCAAGGAGCTAGCCAGTGGCAAGGCATACGAGGGGCGCAAGGACTTGGGCAACACCCAAAGGGGCGACGGCGTTCGCTTCAAGGGGCGTGGGCTGATACAGATAACAGGACGTGCCAACTATCAGTTGTATGCAGCCTTTTGTGGTTTTGATGTTGTAAGCAACCCTGAGCTGCTTGAACGTCCTCTTGGTGCGGTGCGCTCCAGTATGTGGTTTTGGGAGAACCACGGTTTGAATGCGCTTGCCGACAAGGACAATGTCTGTGCCATTACTCGTAAGATAAACGGTGGTTATAACGGCTTGGAAGACCGAGAATTGTATCTTGTAAGAGCCAAATCAACATTGGGAGTGAAATAAAATGAGACTGAGACATATCATATATTATCTGGGAATGTGGGCGTTGTTTCTCTTCGTCCTGTTCCTGACAAGTTGCAGGACACGGACGGTGGCGATGGACAGATATGTAGCCTACGACCGAACCAGCAGCCACACAGACACGACCTTGCAGAGCCGTTTCATCCAAGCGTTCGAGCAGATGGCGAGGTACCAGAGTAGCCTACGTGAGAAGAGCGTGAGGGAGACGAGCCAAGTGAAGGATAGCGTATCAACCACTGTGGATGCCGATGGGAAACCGATAAAAACCGAGCGTTGGCATTCGGAAGTGACCAACAAGGAAAGCAAGGAAACGACCAAACTGAGGGATTCTGTATCGGTGCTGAGGCAGACGGTGGACAGTTTGCAGGAGTTGCGAGCTAGCAAGGATTCCTTACTGGTTGCTAGCAAGGATTCTATCAACGAGTTGAGGAAGAACGTGACCACGTTCCTGGAACGGTGTGACACCTTGGAGAAGTTGCTGGGTGTGCCTATCGTCCTGTATGTAGTATCGTTAATTGTATTCTTTGTTTGGAAAAAGTGTAAAAATAGCTTATGAATACAATAAAAATAAATATATTAAAGAAAAGCGTAATGGGAGTTGTCGAGGGGTTGACAACAACCATTGCTGCGCATAATCCAGATGTGGATTTTGAAACTATCTGGGCGAGTGATAGCGAAGAGCCAAAACTTGACATATACTATAGGGAAGCCATTACAGACTTGGAAAATGAGCTGTCTAGTTTCTCTGCGTCAACAATGGAAAAGTTTGACCTTCAATCCTTGGCTGATGATTTTAGTTTGGTAATAGAGACTTTGGCCTATTGGCCAACTCGATTGTCTGGACTTCTGACCAATCAGATTCAAAACTATCTTGTTCATGCAGTCATGTCTGGTTGGTTGTCTGATTTTCCTGACATAAAGGCAATGGACTATGCCTCCATGGGTGTTTCTGATTTGCAAGCAGTCAAGGAAATTTTATTGAAGAAAGATTTCACGTTTTTAGAAGATGCTAGGCATGAAGACGGAGGACTTAAAAATGTGCTTTTGGAAAGAGACTTGGCAAATCGTGACGGTGATTCTGATGCAAAGTCTGATGTCGGTCAACGATTTTTTGATAGAGAGAAGGAGGGGGAGAAAAAAGATGGCAATAAATTAGATTCTTTATCTCGTTTGGGTGATGGAAGAAGTAAGGGGGACAATGTGACGGTGGTTTCGAGTAGGTCGAAGGATTTTGCTCGACAGCACTTTCGACATGAAAAGGTGGATTGGAGTGGTGGAAGACCACCTTATAGGTTAAAATAATACTTTTCAAAACAAGCAGCAATTATGGATAAAAAGGAAATTACGTTAAAGTTTGACTTGGGGCAAGTATGCAATGATATACTTGCTAGGTGCTATGTTGTAAGCCAAAGTTTGGTGGAGGATGCGCAAAAAGACATTCGGGCAGCGATAGAAAGTCCTGATGCAAAGGAAACTCAGAGCATAATTAACCGTGCTGTCACGGAAGCTTTTGGAAATTTAAAGATTGCGGCACAACGATATTTGACCGTTGGACGTACAGAAGACAACAACAACTTGGAACGATTGGTTAATAGAGTCAATTTGTATTCTTACATCGACAATAAAAACGGTACTTGGACGGAAGTTGTAAAGGTTACCAAAGATGGAGAAGTTTCAGAAGAGACAACCATCGTAACCAAGAAAGGTGAGGAACGTGATGAAACAATCTATGAGGTGGTTACCCTTGTCTTGTATATTCCAAATTGGAATATCGCTGTGACAGATGGTTTGAAGAGCCACATGCACCGCTATATTGTAGATTATGTGATGAGCCAGTTCCTACAAGACCAATATGCGGACAAGGCTGGACAGTATGCCCAAAGGGTGGCTGATGACTATGGAAACATTCAGTCAGACCTCCTAAGTCGTGACAACTACACGATGAGACGCCCAAGTTTTTCTTGATGACTTCATTGTTAGTTTAGGTGTTTATGGAAAAGCCCTCGCCCCTTGGAGAAATCCTTGGAGACGAGGGCTTGTTTCGTCTATATCTTGCCGAACTTGCGAACGAAGTTGAGGCGAGTTGCCATGTATTGCGACTTGGCGAGCATCCTCATGAAGATGCCGATGCGGAAATATCGGTAGCTCTTGGTCGCCATGTAGTTGGACTTGTAACCGCCCACACGACCGATGTAGTGCCAGTTTTGGTTGTCGTTGCTCCCAAATAGCCATAGTATAGGTGCAGTGCTTGCTGTTTGCGAATGTATGTAACCTGTAATGGCATTGGGGCATTCGTCTTCGTCAAACTTCAACGTACGTGTAACAATGATACCGTCATGTATGCTGTTGTCAGATAAATCATATCCTTTGTCAAGGCATGTGACGCTTCCGTCACGAAACTGGATGTATGGATGTGGGTATGAGTTGATGGCGGTGAGTACATTTTGAATAAGAAATGTGTTCCATGCCCCATCTCGGATGGAATAGCATAATGCCACCGTGTCTGCATCAGAGCTTTTTCCCTTGGTGTTTATATCCAGGCAGAAGATTCGTGAGTTCTTGTAATCGTAGATGACTTGGCATCTTTGAAAGAAATCTATAGGGTATTCTGCAAAGTCCATGAGTTGCAAGACTCGTTCTCTTGTCTTTAGTTCTTCTTCCGTACATTCTTTTTCTTCCGCAAAAAAATCATATAATTTACTTAGAGTGTTTTGTATGGATAAAGATGGACCGTCCAACATGTCTGACATGGAAACTACCTGTGATTCTACAACCTTGCTCAGAGAGCGGTTGGTGGCAAATATTACCGATTGGTCTAATTGGGTAATTGAGTTGTTGTTGGAGCACACTTCCCTAGAAATCGGGTGTATGCCTGAGTACGTTCCTGTTGATGAAACGTCGAGAGCCCAAATGCCATCGGTAGAGAATGCGATGAGTGGAAATTGTCCGAACTGACCTTGACTGAGTGCCCTGGTAGTAGTAGCAATCCCTTGGATTGTTCCTATGCCTACGGTATTTATTCCGTTTACAGGGAAAGAATAGGGGTTGTCTGCCTCGGATGTGTAAATCTTGGAAGCCTGTTCCACGATGTCATCCTTTGTGTATTCGAAACTGGAAATCTCGTATTGCTTATAGTCCTCCGTGAAGAAACTGAGTTGCATGGCACCGTTTAGCTCGGAACATTCCGTGAGCTTGAAAGAGAACATTCGCATTGTTGATGAACTGGTATAGTCATCAACATATCCAAAGAATACCATTTGTGTAGCTCTGGAATCTGGATAAAACTTGGAGGTGTTGGCAAGTCCTAGCAAATCCATGTTGAAATTCTTTATGCACTCCACGATTTTTCTTCCTTCTGTAGTCTCAATGACTGTAACAATCTTTCTGACGCTTATAGTGTCATTGTTTCCCAGTCCGTAAAATGGAAAAAAGTAATTGCCAATCGGGAACATGGAACTGTCGAAGCCATTGAACAGTTTTTCCCTTATGTTGTATGCGTTGACCCTATGGTTATAGACAAACACCCCATCAGGGTATATTTCATTGTGACTTTTGTAGTCATCCTTCATCTGCTGTTGAAGCGCAAGGTTTTCCAACACGGACTTATCTATCTTTAATTCAGTTTCCACTAAAGGAAAATCATCAGGATTTTCCAAGTCCAATGAGGCGATTTTGTAAAATGTAGATGTATCGGCAATTTTCTTGCAATAAGTCTCGTCATCAGTAGAGGGAACATTAACCATGGCTATTCCGCAGAACATTTTCCCCTCAGTTCTTTCGTATTTCCCAGGAGCACCATCCCAGGAGTAATCCCTAGACCAAAAGCTATTGGCGAGAAATGCTTTAAGGGAATAATTTTGCTGCTTTGTAATTACACTTGTTATTTTTTGAGAAGTGTCAACTTTTGTTATGGGAGGCGTGACGTAGATATCGATGGCTTTCACGACATTTTTCCATTTGTTTAGCTGTGCGTAACTTCCTGTAGGGCTAGATATGTATTTATAAGTCAATGCCACGTTTCTAGGAACATACATAAATGTAGCATTGCCTGTTTTTATCGTATGCACATTTCCGTCCTTGTCTTGTCGGTTATATGCGATTTTGTCGTTGTTTATGTTTATGGTGCTTATGTCTGTAATTCTGTTGTAAGCGTCCAAATTAAACCAGTTGACATCCTCTATGTATTCATGTTTGTGGCTTTTTATATTGTATTTCTTGCCACGGAATGATTCAAAATTCATGGAGAAGACATTGTAATTTCCAGGAAAGGAAACTGGCATGAAAACAGGTGCGGAGTACAATATGGTGGAGCCGTCATATAGCCTATAACAATATCTGACCATGAAGTTGGCATAGAACTTGCCGTTCTTTGCAATGAGATTGTTGGTTCTGTTAATCAAAGCCCATACGGACTGTGTGACATCAGATTGTTTGTCGGTCTTGACCTCCGCTATTGTGTCGCCTGGCTTGTAAGAACTACTGTCGAGTTTGTTGAATGTGTCGGCGGCAGTAGCGGTGAATACCTGAAACGCTACGTCAAAGCCAGCGGAAGACCCCTCCACGTCAGCCCCTCCTGTCTCATAGCTCTCGCTGTAATTTTTACTGAGTCCAAAAGAAAGGTTTATGAACGGCGGATATGTTCCAAGGTATTCATAGGCGTTCTTGTTCCACAAGGAATGGTGCATACCGTCGGAAGCTATAATAATCAAGGTGTTTCCTACGGAATTGATGTCCTTGATTATTACATCTTTGTCGAACTGTCTAATCACCCCTCCGTATTTCCCTTCCTTGTCAAACCAATGGAGGGAATGGTCGTCTTCTGAAACAGACTTGGTGATGAAGTGTTTGTAGCTACTCGACTCATGTATGTAAAGCAAAGTGGTGACAGTGCCGTCGGAAAGGCAAAGTTTGTTGGATAATGTTGTTCCTGTGAGGATGGAAGGGCGCAGTGCGCCGTCGTGCAGCTCCAGATTGCCGCACAAGGACAGCGCACCGTTCTCAACCGCCATTTCATCAGGTGTGAGGCTCAGCCCCTTGAATCTGATTAATTGTTGCATGCTTGTATGTTGTTATAAAAAAATGAAGAATCTATCTATAATGTTCCTTGTCGCACCTATTGATGAAAGCCAGCGCAGGGTAGGATGTATCTCCTATCTGTATGCTTTCCACTTGTCTGGAGACAACCAAATCAACTTCCTTGGCGGCTATCGGCATATTGTAGATAACCATGAACAGGTACTTTGCCGTTGCGGTACTGTTGCCGTGGAGTTGTCCTGGCCTTCCAGAGAGTCTGATGGCGTTCTCGATGTCTCCACACTTGATGATGTAGGTCTGCGAACCACGACTGACGAAGGAGAGGAAATCGCCAGGACGAAGCCCCAAGAGCTTGCAGGGAGCGGAGCGAAGGGTAATGCGACCGTTGACGTTGATGGAGAGTCCACGCTTCTGTTGGCGTGGACGGTTGAGGATGATGACATCATTCGTTTCCATAGGCGGTAGGTTTGTTGTACCAGAATCGCAAATAGTCGTTCTCTGCATCCGTGTTCCTTACCTTGATGTACTCACGTGTGACCCAGAAGTGTTGTTTCTTGCGCTCGGGGTGCAGGTTGTAATCGACCATCATCATGGCAGGTTGCACATGACCATCGAAGGTTATCTCATACCAGTAGCGGTGCAGGAAGAACCACGGACGGCGGCGTACCTCCTGTATGGTGGTGCTGTTGGAGATTTCCACACGACATGGTACAATCGCCCAGCTTCCATCGTTCCATAGTTCACGTTTTGTTTTATCGTTGGAGAAGGACTTTTGGATTTTCACTATCTGGCAGAAATCATTGGTGAAGATGCGTGCCATCTTGCCATGGCAGAGCATGACGTGGCGACCTTTCTTGTCGGGGAGCAATTCACGCTTCTTTCCGTCCTTGTTGATGACGCATACGGTGGATAGGTACTTTCTACTAGCCATTGTGAGGCAGTCGGGGAGTTTCGCCTTGGCGTGCATACGGTCTATGACCGCTTGCATCTTGTCGAACGCCTTCTTGTTGAAGACCTTCTTCTGTTGCTGAGGCTGTTCCTCGGTCTTGGCATCGGCGGTTTTCTTCTCACGTGCCTTCCTGACCTTCTCACGCACTTGCTTGGACGTGGGCACTTCGAGGACGTGCCCAGTCTTCTTGTCAATCTTGTAGTTGGGCTTTTCTTTTTTCATAGCTATACATTATTATATATTGTCGGTATTCTTGCAGATAATCTCGAACACATGCTTGTCGCAGATGTCGCTTCCGTTTGCCATCTTGTGACAGAAGTTGCAAGGTATTCCCTTTCTGTGGAAGTCGCAATGGTAGCATTGCAAAAGTTCTTTTTCCTTCTCCTTGCGTGGAACGGCACGCACGATGTATGCGAAATGGTCGTACAGTTGTCCAGAAACAACGAAACTAGCCTCTCTCAGCGAGGGGAGCTTGTAGCCCATGCGCTTGATGAACCAGAGGCGCAGGTAAATGAGGTATCTTTTAATCTTTTTCATGTCGCTAAGTTACATGTTTTAAGTGGGGTAGTGTTGATAAGTTGCGCAACTCGGTTACGTATAGCCGAATTGCGCCAAAGATGGTTACTTGTTGTCGCCCTTGTCACAGACGTTGATGCTCACTTTCAAGTCATGCTCGAACACGTCCATGATTTTGGTCTCGATGAGGCTCTTGATTTCATAGTCTATCATGGTGTTGCCCATGACGGTGTCCACGTATCTTCTTGCACGCTCCAGTGACTTGGCTTGAACAAGGAAGTTGTTGTAGAAGCGTTTTTCCTTCTGTGTCTTCTCGTCGATGGTGATGAAGGCTAGCTTCGCCTTGAACCAAAGGTCATCATCGTCGATGTCGGAGAAGAAAATCTCCCCATACTTTGCAGGGTCGATGTTGATGATTCTGAACTCTCCAGACACATAGACGCTCATTTCGTCTAAGATGCGTGCCTCTGCCTCGGTGAAGGAGAGGGCATCCACGGTGTATGCCTCCAGTGTCGGCTTCTCTGTGCCGTCCTCATGTACCTTGTCGTACTTAACCTTGCACTCGAACCACGTGCCTGTGCGTGTTTGCAATGACGTTCCGTTACCAGTTCCGTGGAACTTCTCCTTTGCAGGAGCATCTTGTTTCTTTTCCATAATCTTGTGATTTTTGATTGTTATTGTATGTATCATTTCTTGACCTCCTTGTATTCCTTGGCTATGAAGTACATGGTGCCAGGACATGCTGGATTCCTGAGGTGGTCGTTGAGCTCGATTCTCGCCATCTGCTCGTCGGTGTTGTCGAAGATGCTTCTTGCCTCCTTGGCGTTGGGGAATCTTTCCATGACGTGCCAGACGATGAGCTTGCCTTCCTTGACGGCCAGCTCGTCGAACCACTTGGTCAGCATCTTGTCAACCTTTGATTCCCCCTCCTTGATGGACTTGAACCAACCGCTGATTTTTTCCTTGTCGGCATCACGTTTCTTCTTTTCGGCAAAGTAGAGCTTGGTGGTGGTTCGCAGTTGCGCCACCTCTAGAAAGAACTTGCCGTTCTCGTTGTCGGGAACATCGGATGCGTTCGCCTCCATGATGGTCTCGTCCACTCGCTTCTCCAACTCGATGGACTGTTTGAGGGCGTACTTGTTCCGTGTTCTCCAGAACTCCTTCTGTGACGTGCGCATGGCACTCACTAGCTTGTGGAATGCTTTTGCTGATTCTTCACTCATTTTATTCCCAGTATTTTCTTTAGTCTGTTGATTCTCTTTATCTCGGATGGAACGAGGTTTCCTTCTTCGTCCGTCTTGCAGAGCAGGGTGAGCTTGGACGGTCCGTTGCTCACCTTGACGTACTTGTGGTGTGCGTCCTTCTCCCTCTCTGTGATTCGGATTCTCGCCTCCTCAATCTTTTTCCTCGCCTGTTCCTCTCGGGAGACGTTGGCGACTTGGTTCTGTATTCTGTTGCCCATGGTGCTATAGGTTGATGAAGTCTTCCACGTCGATGTAGTCGATGCCGAAGTTCTCGGCACATTTCTTGTCTGAGTCGGAGAATTGCCCTGGCTTTCCACTGGCATCCCCAATCATGACCATTTTTTCCTTGGACGGTTTGTTTGGGAAGTCCGCTAGGATTCTCTCCAGCATTCCAACGTTTGGTTTGCGGAGAGGGTCATCCTTGTCGGTTGATGTGCAGTACCATCCATCCACATCGGGGATTCCGTCTTGTTGCTTGCCCACAAAGTAAGCACGTAAGAACTGCATGATGCTTTGGAACTTCGCCCAAAAGTCGTTTTTGGAAACGTACTCTGGTATTCCTCCTTGATTTGTCACGATGCCGACAAGTTCAAGCTTGGTGAACACCTTTGCGATTTTGTCGAGCACTTCCTTTCTGATTCGGAAGTCGGTGCAGTCCTCGGGGAACGTCTTGCCCGATACCGTCTTGATTAGCGTGCCGTCCAAGTCGATGAACAGAAACGTCTTCTTGCTTAATTTCTCCATCTTCTCTGATAGAGTTCCCAACATGCTCTCTGCCATACTGAGCATATCGCCCATTTGTCCAAAAATGTCTTTGTTCATAATTATTTGAATTTAATGATGAAAAATTCCTTATCTAGCCACTTGTAAGGGCAAAGTCCTTTCTTTGGCTTGCCGATGGTTATGCCCATGATTTCCTTCTCGATACGTGGCTTGTCGTCTCCATATCCGTTGATGAAGAGGACGTGAGTGTAAGGACGGTAAAGCACCTTCCCACAATACGTTTCTGCCGCCACATCGTAAACTACTTCACAATTAGTGGTCAGACGTTTAATCCAATACGGCTTAATCTCCCGATACTCCTCCTTCTTTTCGTTCGACACGATTTTGTCAAACCACTCCTTCTTGACCGATAGGGTCAGTACTTTCTTTTCCATATTTAAAATGCTTTAATTAATTCACTACATGCCCTCTTCCTCTCAGCAGCTCTACCTCGGATTTCTCTGAGAGTTGGCTTGAAGTCGCCCTTGTGCAAGCCACACTGCCCAACACGCAACCAATAGTCTATCTTTCCGAGATTGGCTGGCTTGGCGTTTGCGAAACTATACTTCATTGTACCACCTCCTCACAATCTGTTGCGAAAACGTCTTCCATTGAGAAAAATTCCTCAAAAGTGTTATACCAGATTTTTTGTTTCTCGCTTTCATCAATTAAATACAAAGATGATTTCTTCGCACCAAAGTAGATATACAAACCTTTGTCCCACTCACTGCGTCTCACTTTCTTTCCCTCCTTCATTCTTCTCAGAGCCTCCGAGAAGTCAAATGTTTCCTTCTTCATCGTTTTTCTTCTTTTTACTTGTTAAACTTATCGCCTTGATGATGCGGTGGTCTCCTGCGTTCTTTCCTATACTTTTCCTAAATTACCATTGCTCTCATAACAAGTTACATCACAATTATCATATACTGTGTCTATATCTGCTATGATTTTTCTGAGTTCTCCTAATTTCATATCTCTATACTTTTAAGTTAACAACTTATTCTTATAATTATTATACACATCACATGGAAGAGTACAATAACAATATCTCGAATCTGATTCTTGACACTCTTTATATTTATTAAAAGGACACTTTGCCATACCTACACCTCCATTTCGTGATTAATTCCAAGACCGAAGAGAAGGTGCTGGAGTTGATGAATATAACGAACTTCAAATTTTAATGGTTCTCCACGCATATCATTATATTTTTAAGTTACTATCTATATGCAAGGCATATAATAAATGTTGGAGTTCGTGAACATAGGTAAATTCAAAACGGAAATAGTGATTACATTCATTTATATAGCTCCAATCTCTAAGATTTTCACATTGACAGATTTGTAAGTCACCATAAGTCATTCTATCGAGCTCAACCCATTTATCATCTAGTTCCTTGGAAAACTGATAGCCACGCTTTCCACTGCCAACGTAAGACCAGCCTGTGGATTTATTCCATCCATTCTTCTCCAAAATTGCGGGCACAAGATTAATAGGAACAATATCCTTAACCCAAGCACAGCAGTCACCTAAGAGATAACCTTTATCTCCTATTTCTGTCCCTTCTATGTTCTCTAAACAGACAACGCCTTTCAGAACCGTTCCATCGTCTAACTTCAAAGTTTTTGATGGGTCTGATGATGTTACTCGGTAAACAACATTCTTAGAGGTGCCTAAAGGTACTCCATTAGTCATTACCAAATCTCCTGGAATGTATTCTAACTTATCCATACGCTTTACTTTTTATCAATGTTAAACCAAAACTCGCCATTCTCATTCTTTTCAAGAAAGCTTATTATCTTTGAGAACAACTTGACATTAAAAGGGCAGTATGTTGTTACTTCATACTCACCTTTAGCAACCTTTCTCATTCTATAAGACTGGCTTTTGAACTCCTTCTTTTGCTTTCTGTTCTTTGGCTTCACTCTTATTGTTGACTTGACGTACATCACTTCGTCTTTATTAGATAAGCCTACGATAAGGACAGTATTTCCACACGTAGCCGTTACCTCTTTAGTTAATCCTTTCATACGCTTTACTCCTTTACTTCTTTAAAGATTACATTTTTATGGTCTGAACGCTTTTTGATGCTACAAGGGTATTGTTGCCATACTTCACACAACTTCTTACTATCAAAGAAGCACCCTTTGCAAGATTCTTTATCAGTCTCAGTAACTTCAAGAGTTACTCTTTCTCCAACTTTAAGTTCTTTCATCCCTCACCTCCTTTCTGCAAATCTTCAATGTAAAACCACTTTTTGATTTGATGAGTTTTAACAATACCCTTCCAAAGACACTCATAGTCGCCTTCCCCTTCTGAATTATCCATAAGGTCATTCATATCTAGGATAGTTGGCAAGGCTTGGTTATTTCCCCTGATAAGGACTACTTGGCTATAGTCGTTTCTAGGAACTTCGTCAAAGCCATGCCATAGGTTGTCTAAGAACCAGTTGATGCCTGCTTCAAAAGCCATTTGAAGTTCTTCCGTGTATGTATCTTCAACCTCATCATCCGTAGAATCATACTTGTTAAAGGCATATTTACGTGCAGCCTCTTCTATCTTCTTTTCGTCTATCATAACCAACCGATTATTTTACACATTAATAAATATACGTTATAAGCAATGTTGTTACAAGGAGCTTGATTACAATAGCAACCAAGCTCACTAGTTCTATTCATCAGCCACTCTTTCATCATTCACCTCCTTTCCACTCATCAGCTGTACCTAAGAGGTGCTTGGTCTCCTCGTTGTAAGGAATGCAGTGTCTCCACATATTACCCACGCAAGAGAAGCGATAATCTGAATCATCAACAAGTCTATTATGACTGAAAAAATCTGCTTTCCACTCTCTATCATCGAAGTCTCTCACCAGTACCTTATCAAATGCCTTGAACTCATACCCCTTAGATAAGTCCTCGATTTTCTTAGTGTCTGGATTCCAACGCTTACCTTCCTTAGCTAAGGCGTCAAAGAGTAGCTGCATCTCTTCATCTGTAGCAAATCTATACCCTTCAGCCGATACATCATTATCGTCAAACAATAATCCAAACGTTTCATCTATAGAAACATAGAAATAAATGGTATTCTTATAAATCTTTCGGCATATTGCAACTGATTTACCATATACCACTATATCTCCATCCTTGAATGGTCTGTACTTTTGTTCAGGCTTGATGCGGTAATTTCGTGGACTGTTAATCAACGTCTCTAGAGATAAGCCATCCTCGTCTAAGTCCAAATCGTACCAATATCCCATTTCGTCGATGGTTTGGATGGTCTTGCCATCTTTCACTGCTTGGAAAATAGGGAATGCCTTGATGATTTCGTTACTGTATATCTTTTCCATATTCAAGTCCTCCAATTTATTTTCTTCTTCGATTCTTAAAGTGTAGTGCCAAAGCCATAAATGACAACAATAGCACCAATAACTTTCCAGCTTCCATGCTATCCCTCCTTTCTCATTTGTTTCTTGCTCATGACAGTCATGGCAAGGTATTCTTTTATGTAATACACTTTTTTTATTATCTCGATTTCTTCCTTCTGAATCTTGTATGCAAAACGCTCGTCTCCCATGTATGTAAGTTTGACAATAAAATTCATTCTTACATCATATCCACCACAGATACAGAAGTCGAAAAGGATGCAATCCTCAGAGCTGTTCTTTATTGGACCTACCCAGGATAAGATGTAGTCATTGTGATACGCAACAATTCTTACCCAATCTCCTTTTTTGAAACTCTCCTCCTTGCTTTCTTCTTTCGGGATGCGTTTCCAATGTCCGCAGAGTTCCCACTTGAATCGGGATTCGCCGAATCCGTTGCATGTGCCGCAATACTTGCCTTTGGGCGTGAAGAACTTGCATGAACCGCATTTTCGGCGTTCGTTCTTGACAATGAGGCAGAGGTATATGCAACCTACCGTGACTAGACAAGCCATTGCCATGATGAATCCTAGTTCCATGTCATGCCTCCTTTCTTGTGATTTTCTTCAACAATAGTTTGTTGGATTCGGTGTCCTCGTCCTTGCGGTGCAGTTCGCATAGACATTCCTTCGTCAGCTTTGGCACTTCCTTCATGTAGGCGTTGACCACCTCTTGGAAGTCCTCCAACGAGCGGCATAGCTTATAGACGTAGCCAGCGGTCTCCCAATGCTCCTGGAACTGCTTCTGATGGAAGGACTGGTTATTGGTGTGACCGTATTTCAGTTCGATGCCCAAGCCATGCACGTAGTCGTAATCGTTTCCGTCAACCGTGATTGCAGGTAGCGCAAGGATGAGGTCTGGAACGCCAGCCACCACACCAGCGGCGGCATTGATGGCAATCTTCTTGCCTTGTGCTCCGTCAGCCTCGTTCTTGGGATGGAAGAGAAGCTTGGCAAATGATGGGTACTGGTAGCGAAACCACTGCACACATGCGATTTGCAAACCGCCCTCACGCTGAACCTTCCTCTGATGAGGCTTTTTCTCTTGCTCCATCTTTCCGTTGAGGAGCTGCTGTAATTGTTCTTTGTTCATGATGATGAAATTTTTAAGTTGTCAATCTGATAAAATGCTCTGTAGGTAACTCTGTGTCTGGTCATCCAAGTCTAGGAGCGACTGGTTTTCCTCCTCGATGGACGGATTCCACACGATTCCTAGGTTTGCCAGCGTGCCGTCTTGGTAGGCTTGGCGCACAATCTTCGCCATCGTGCCGTTTGGATTGTCCTTGCTTGCCTCGATGTAGTCCAGATACCTTTGCCTTAGCTTCTCCTTGTCAGCCTTCTCCTTGTCTTCCCTCAGCTTGGTCTTCAACGCCTCGGACTCCTCGTAGCTCAGTTGTCGCTGAGGCTCGGAAGGTGGAGACGGTGCTGAGACTGTGGGTTGAGCCATGGCTGATGCCTTCTTTCTCGCTGAGGCTGCAACCTTCGGGTTGTCGAATGTGCCTTCCATCAGAGGCTCGTAGTTCTTGGGATTGAAGAGCCAGTTGAAGGAAATGTAGCAGTCTCCATCCTTGCGCCCAGAAAGAAGGTCGGAATTGAGTGCCTTCCGAAGCATTGGCTCTATGTCCTCGTAGGAGTAATCTGAGATAAACTTGGCGACCAGCTTCTTGCGGTCGGGTGTCATCTTCGAGATTGACTTTACTTGCGTGCCCATGAACAGGCGGTTGAAGAGCCTTAGCACTTCCAAGAACTGAGCTTCGGCATCCACCAACTTTTTTTCTTTTTCTTTTTTGGGTGTTTGGGTGGGGGCTTTCTGCTTTCTTTGTTTGTTTTCTTTTATAGGGGTTTCAGGGGAAGTGTTTTCTTTTCTTTGTTTCTTTCCTCTTACTCCTGTGTCCTTGCTTGTGTCCTCATCTGTGCCCTTGCTTGGCTCAAAATCCTCGGGAACACCTTTATTTAAAGGGGTTTTGGAGTGTGAAATCTGTGCCCCAATCTGTGCCGTAGCTTGTGCCCCACGTTTTTGCTGTGCCCTTATGTGTGCCGTAGCCGTGCCCCTATCTGTGCCCCTACCGTCTTGGTAATACACCTTACAACCTTGATTGTCAGCCTGTTGTAAATGTGAAAACTGTGCCCCTTGTTGTGCCCCAATCTGTGCCGTGGCTTGTGCCCTAATGTCATTTTGCCATGGTATGATGCAGTGGGATAGGGGGTGTGAACTGTTAATGTACAACATAGTTGAGGCTCTTGGGGAGGAGCACTTGGTGATGATTCTCTCGGCTACGAGCACGTCGATGGCGCACCGCACCGCCTTGACCGTTGCATGGAGCTGCAAGGCAAGGTCACGGTAGGAGAGCGTTGCAGCGGAAGCCTCGTTGTGCGTGGCTGACAGAAGCACATGGATGAGCACCTGCACGACCACTGGGCGATGGAAGTATCTCCACTGCAACAGCTCGGGAGTGATGATGTAGCCGTCTGATTTCATTGTTCTTTACTTGGTTAGTCATTTACATAACTTAGAGGGATATTTCCTCTATGGCACGGAATATCTCGTATGCCACTTGTGGCACCCATGCGTTGCCGTATGCCTTTATGGATTCTTGTCGCCACTTTGAGAAAGAAATGGTAAGGTTGTCCACATCGAAGGGAAGCCCATCATTTCCTCTACAAACAGGGGGTTGAGTTGGGAAGTTCCGCCACCTACTTTGTGGGCTATCTGCTCCTCTAGGTTGGCATTCTCCTTGTTGTGTCTCTTCAAAGAATCCATTGTCATTGTACTTCTGAGACCATCTGTTGCACTTGGAGTGAAGAGAAGACCGTTGACCGCCAAGGCTGTTAGTCCTTGCCCCATCTGGGAATTGGGATTGATGGTCTTGGTGAACTTCGTGGCTTCCATTGCTGTAGGAGTGGGCAGCAAGCCTTTCCTTGCGGCGAGTGCCAAGGTTGGGCGTTCTGCTGCATTCGGTGAAAGGCTCTTGTTTATTCTTCCTCCTCCTTTGTCGAGTGCCGTGGGCGTAGGAAGGGGTTGTGCCACTGCCATGTCTTCTAGACCTAGGCTGTGGTCTGTCTTGCCCTTCTTGGGATTCCTTCTTCCCTTCTCGTTGATTTCCATTCCCTTGTGTGGAAAGTCCATTGCATTGGGAGTCGGCAGAAGGTCTAGCGGCATGAACTCCGTCTTGCCGTCCTTGTTGCATTGTTTCAGCCCTTGCATCTGCACGGTGGGCAACAATCCAAACCCTGTCTCTTCTGTGCGGTGCTCCGACGGCACAAGCTGGAATAACAAGCGGTTGGACGGAATATCCAGCTTCTTCAAGGTCTTGGCAGATTTTGTCGAGTGTGAACTTGCTTTCCTCTCGGTATATGTGATTCTCCTCGAATATATCGTCTGAACGCCCCAACTTAGCGACTTGGCAGGACTCCACCATCGTCTTGATTCCAGCAACGTTCTCACCAACGACCCAAGTGGGCTGAATTTCCCGAATCGCCCGAAGCATGTGCGGCCAGAGGTAGCGGTTATCGTCCGCTCCCTTTCTTCGACCAGCGAGCGAGAACGGCTGGCATGGGAATCCTCCTGTGAGAACATCGACCTTTCCGTGCCACTTGGCAAAGTTTGTCTTTGTGATGTCTTCATAACTTTCTGAGTTTGGGAACCAGTATTCCAGGACCTTTCGGGGAAACTCCTGTATCTCGCAGTGGAAGGCGTTGTGCCATCCCATCCAAGATGCGGCTACCTCAGCCCCACCGATTCCGCTGAATAAACTTGCGTGATTCATATATCACTTGATTGTTTGTTGTTGTTTGCACGGAAGTTTCTCTATGAGCTGGACGTACATCTTGTGTGCAAGGCAGTACTTGCCGTTGATGCAGTTGCGCCCATGCTCGCATAGGTTGCACTCCGCATGAATGTAGGGCTTACTTGGCGTAGCGTTCATAATAGTATGTCACTATCTGGTGCTCGCTAGGGGCAAAGCCGTTGTTGTTGATGGTGAGCGTGTCCACAATCTCGTCGTAGGTGGATTGCGACATTTGTGCCACCACGTTCTCGTCATGTATGGCGGTCGATAGCTTGCTCAGTCCCATCCAAATGAGAATCGCCCAAACGGCGATGCAGGATAATGTCTTGAATTTCTTCATGTTTGTAAATCTTTAAATGTTTGTAAATTAGTGGCGCAGGAGGGAGTCGAACCCTCAGCCCTCATCCGCAGAGACCCTTTTTCACGGAAATAACGGAACGGAAATTCTCGTATATAATACATCGATTGAGTTGTAATTTGATTATAGTTATGGGTCGTTGCCACGCCGTGTGGCTTGGGCATCCGTGCGCCTTGTGCAATGTAGTTAAAGGAAAGGGAGGCATGGGAGCGGCGCAAATGCTTATTTGGTTTGACAAAACGAAGATGTCTTGCGCCTGTAGAGCACCAGTCTTCGCAGTGATATTTCCCCATGCAGTCCATGCTTAGAAAGCAACCTTACTTCACAGTAAAATGACTAATCCTAATTTAAACAATACATTATAATCATAAATATATGAGCTTCATCGTATGTCATAGATAGTCCTGTATGCGAAGCTTGCACGTCTCCAACTCCGACAGCTTGTAGAGTACCTTGCCACGTGTCTTGGATGGATGGAGAAGACCCTTCTGTTTCCAGTGGTTGACACGTGCCTGACCGTACTTGGAGTAAGCTTGCCTCTGTGACATGGTGTCGCTCACCCCGACGATGTTGGACACCTCTTCCCTCACCACGTTTCGGATGGCATCCATGAACGTGGCGAACGAAATCATCTTGTCTTGGAATTGGATTTGTGCTACTTGGCTCATGACTATGTTTATTTAATGCGTGTAACGATTATTGTCTTTTCCTTTCGGCAGAGCATGGTCTTGTACTTGCGCTCGTATAGAAGCCCGATGTTGGAACAGGCATTCTTGACCGAGTTGAGTTGTATGATGGGGAAGTTTATCTTTTCGCCCACCTTCATCTTTCTCAGCCGTGGCAGGATTGGTAACTTTTCTTCTTTCATGTCTTTGGATTTTTTGTCTTACGATGGAAACACCATGTCGATGATGCTGTTGATTGCCTCCTTGACATCCTTGTTGGAAGGAATGACGTTGCGAGGAATGTGACCTTTGCAAGCCATCAGGATGAAGTAGCCCTCGTCTCCGTTTGGCTTTGAATATTGCAAGTCTTCCTTTTTTCTTTTGTTGAGGTAGTCTTCAATATCCTTGGTTGTCATTTCGTCAAGCACGTCCTCTGGGTCAACGTCCACCGTCACGTCAGTCTCAAAATATTGTTCTACGGTTTTTGTAATCTCCATGATTCTAAAGTTTTAGAGTAAAACATTGAAGATGCTCTTAGCCTTTTCCAATACGCTTGCGGAATTGGGGCTTTCATGGTTTCTTGCATATTCTAGGCAGAACAGCTTGCCGTCTCGGTCAACCTTCTTTCCGTCCATTACCCAGTCAAAGGCTTCTTCAAATCTATGGCATTCGTCTTTGGTTGAAGGTAATCCAAGTATCTGGACGAGCTTCTTTCTGACCTCGAAGCGTTCGGTTGGCTCTTCCTCGTCTTCCTTTATTGCGGCTTCGATGTCTGTGATGGCATTGTTAAGGTAGTAAAGCACGGTGTCTTTGGTTGCCGAACGGTCGAAGGCATTGAACGCATCTATTTCTTTTAATGAAGTCTTGGCTTCACTAACGTAATGGAGGATGGCATGTAGTTTCTCTTTCATGATTCATTTCCTTTCTTTTGGAATCGGGGCGATGGGATTCCGAGACAGATGTATTTACGTGACTTAATTTTAAATTTCATCTTCCCATCGTTGCCCGATTAATTATTTTTGTTTATCTTTGCACCGACTTAATTTTAAATTTTACGGATTATGGAACAAAATGTATTTACAATTTGCAAGAAAGTTGATAAGGTTGCAGCCTCTGTGACCTTTGACTTTAGTGAGGAAGTTTCCAACATCACTAACCAAGGTTGGGTTATTAAGCAAGTCTTCCAAAACACCTTGGCGCAGAATGGCAATCCTTACATTTCCGTGACCTTGCTAACTGAGAAGGTCGAATAGCTTCTTGGCATCCTCTAATGGCTTAGGAAACGTTTTGTTGTCTGGATGTGTAATACACAGCAGCATGTTTTCCCAGTCCTCTAGTGGCGCATTGTATATCCAGAAGAATGCTTCTTCCATTTCCTTGATGTGCGGTGCGCCATAATATTTGTAAAGTTCAGTTCTAAGCCAGAACCGCTTTGCAAGCTTGTTCGGGTCTGCATCCTCGCAATCTCCCAACTCCTTGGTCTCTGGCAGCAGGTCTTCGAGGTAGCACCATCTTGTGCATCCCTCGGGGCAAATCCATGCGTGCTTTCCCTTTAGGTCTTCGTCTATGTAGTGTCCAACGCCAGTGTCGAACGCCTTCATTTCATCATCCCAAGGGAAGAGGTCGTAGGTGTCTTTGCCGTCCTCGTCAACACCGCAGCTGACGATGCAAAGTGCTCCGTCCTTGCTTGGAGTCTCCTTGATTGGGTCGTGCCAAGCTGCATTTATGAATGCGGCGATTTCTGAATTTTTCTGTAGTTTCTTCATTTTTCTTCTTTTTTATTTGGTAGTTACTAACTAATTTACTAACTTTACGGTGCAAAACTACAAAATAATTCAGTGACTTGCAAATATTTTAGCCTAAAAACGGCTTAAAGCTATCATATTTAATAGTCCTTAACTAAAATATAGTACAATATGGACTTAAATGTAATTAAAAGGCTTGCAGAAAAGCGAGTTGGTGGACTAAAGAAATTAGCAGCCGACATTGGTATGAGTGAAGCAAATCTTCATCGATGTATTAATAATAATAAGATGCAAGGAGGCGATTTAGAGCAAATCGCTAATATCTTCGGTGTGTCTGTTGATGTGTTCTTCGATAGTTCTGCTGAAACTTATTTTGACAACGTGATGAATTTGCAGAAAATTAAATTATTCATCGAACAAAAAGGAATAGGAATTGTTTCTTTGGCAACTAAAGTAAATGTTAGTCGAATTGCTTTAGAGAATATCCTTAATGGAGCTGATGTCAAGATTAGTACTGTAGAGGCTCTTGCCAAGGCTTTAAATGTGAAAGTTGTCGATTTGTTTAACGACAAAGAAATAACTTCTATCATGAATGTAGAGGCTCCATCAGTAGATAATGCTGCCATGTATGAAGAACTAATAGCCCTCAGAGCCGAAAACAAGGTGCTCAGAGAGCTTCAAGGTCTATCTGCAAGAAGCCAGAAACGTGTCGGATAATTAATATGTGGGAGTAATGGGTATTTTTCATAGCTTATATTCGCATTCGGGTGTAAAACAAGTAGAAACACTTAGCAGAGAAACTCATATAAGCTCTTGTGCTTTCGTCATGTTTAAGGTATTTCGTAGCATCAGTAACTCTTTTGTAAAAGGAAAAATTATTGACTACAGAATTGTTAGGTGGAAAGCTGAACATGGAGAGCCGTTATCATCAGTGGAAGAGCTTTGTGCAAAAATTGACTTAATGAAACTTCAAGATAAAAGAGTGGGTATTTCTGATTATATAAGCAAATGGGGCACTTCTTTCTTGAAGGAATATGAAATTACAAAAAAAATGAAAAATGAAAAAAATAGAAGCAATTTATAAAGTAATAAAGATACTCCTTTCCATCTGTTTGATTTATCTTGTTTTAGAAATAGCTATTTTTCTAAAAAACAAACCGAAGGATAGATATTCATTTTATAATGGAATGGTTCTAGATAAAGAAACAGGAAAGGTATATAGTGTTGCTTGGAACAAATTGTTATTTGAACCTTCAAAGAAATAATTCCCTTTGCTGAGGCTACGGATGCAATCTTTCCGCCGAAGCGTTGTTGAAATTAAAATAAAAGTCGTAAATTTGCAAAATAATGGTAAGTAAGTCTGTGAAAGAGCACGATAGGCGTTCTAAGTTAAGCGATTACTTGTACGGCGTATCGAACTTGCTCATAAGTGGTGTAGGAATCGGAGGCTTGTCCCCATTGATAACGGGAAAAGAGATGACAACCTCCAATTATATTTGTGCGGCAATAGGCTCGTTGGCGGCTATTGTGTTTGCGTATTGTGCCAATAGAATAATGAAGTATAACGATAAATATTAA